AAATAACACAAAATGAAAAAGTATTTATATAAAATCTTTGTACTTTTAAGCTGTTTTATCCTTATTGGATTAGCTTTAATCTTTCCTTATGTAGCAATATATGGTTTTGTCTATATTATTGCAATGGCAGGGTATAAAATTCTAAACACTAAAAACAAATAAACTATGAAAAAATGCAAGATTTGTGGAATAGAAAAACCACTAACGGACTTTACAAAACAATCAAACGGAGAGAGAAGAATAAAATGCAAGAAGTGTATTAAGGAAACGGAGAATCCTAAACGATATAATACCGATGATTATTTCAATCTTTTTATCGGAAAGGATGGATGGTATGAAGTTTATTTTAGCTAATCTCAACCCAACGGAAACCTAATTGCCAGAGGAAACGAGCCGTTTTAGAACTCTCTTTACTTACTTTAGTTTCACTCCAATCTGGATGCTTCAAATGAAAATGCTCGTGTAATAGATAAAGAAGATAACGATAACCTTTTAACCTATCATCTATTTCAATTAGATTTTCATCATCATAAGCTAATCCCCAAGCTCGTTCCTTTCCTAACTTACGATGTACTATCTTGTGTATCGGTTTCTTCGCCATAAAAATTTGATGTATAGATTTCTCTTATTCCTGCATAAATGATATATAAACTCATTTTCTTAATCTCCGAAATCATCTCTTTTTCATCCTTGTCCATTAGGTAGGTATCTAAATCAGAGATAGAACTTAAAGCACTATAACAAGCACTTATATCTTCGTGAGGATTAAAGCTCAATGGGGAATCTACAATCTCATCCATTAGTAATCGGTTTTAATAAGTTTAATACTCTTTCTCCTACAAAATTCAATAGTATCTTTTTGAACTTCATCTCTGCTTTGCTTTCTATACTTATCGCACATCGGCTCTAAAATCTGTAATCTCTCAATCGGAGTTAATCTCTTTAACATTTCAGAGATTTGCTTTTTTAGAATCGGCATATCCTTGTGGCTCATTTAATTGTTCTTTTATTTTCATTAAATATAAACTCAAATCCATTGCTTCTTCCAATGCGTGTTGTACCCAATCCTTTAGCTCCAAGTCCGTTCTATCCATTGTAGTACCATATTTAGATAGTCCTCGTTGCTCTCTTTGTTCGTACTCATCAAATAATTGTTTTAACAATTTACTCATCTGTCTAATTTTTGTTGATATTTACCACAGGTTTTACATTGGTATTGCTTGTATTTCGTTCCACCCATTGTTATTCTCGTAGCGGTTACCTTTAAATCATCACTACCACATTCAACGCAACTACCTTTATCTTGCCCAAAAATCACTCCATAATGCGTTTTATTATAGCAATGCTTATGAAGTTCTTTATGGACTTTTTCAAGCAATCTCACATCCTCTTGGCAATACTTAACCATCTTATCCATTGCTTTCTTATCCTTGTTTAAAACGATATTCTTCCAGAGGTCAAACTCGGTCTTAATCTTTTGACCTATCCCCAAATATTTAGCAATATAGTTTAACCGATTAGAATTAAAGCGAAATTTAGAACGGCTAATCTTTAATGTATCTATTGTTTTGTAGGTAGGAAACATATCTATCCGATGGAATAAACAACGAGTGCGAATCCAAGCCAAATCAAACTTGTCTCCGTTATGACCCACAAGCTCATCAGATTCATTTGCCACCTTAATAAATTCCTGTAGCATCTTCTTATCGCATTGGTTTTTATCCCAAGTCAAATAAGATACTTCTTTGGAATCTTCCCATTTATAGCAAATGCAAATAATGGCTCGTTCCTTAATTAAATTTGTATAATCAATATTTATTTTTCTTCCAACATTCCAAGAAAAAACAATATTTCCACTTACTTCAATATCAAAGTAGAGTCGCTTTCTTTTCGTTATTAACTTATTCATTTGGTAGGTTTAGTGTATTATTTCAAAGTGCATCGCATCGTAGTTCTTTTCTTTTCCATAGTTAGCAAATCCGTTCCTATAAAATATATTTAGCATTTCCTCGTAATCTTTCTTGAAAAATTGAGAATTTGCCCAAGAAGTTTTCAACCCATTTCTTGATGGGTCTAAATCTATCGCAATTCCAAATGAATGCCTTGACCACCTATTTGTGCTTCCTCTCATCTTACGGATATTAACACAACCACCGAATAAATCAATTCCTAATTCTTGAATCTTTGCAAGTCCATAAACTTTCAAGATTTGCTCAAAAGTATGTACAAAACTATCTGCCACTAATTCGTGGCATTGAATCTTGGTAACGGAATGAGAAATATCCCACGCAATACGCATAGGATATGGAAGTTGAATTATTGTAAAATTATCGGGATTTCCAGGCTGTCCGTACTTCTGGATTACTTCTACATCGGAAAGAAATGCCATTTGATTAGTTTTATTACAGGTTTGCGTAGTAAATAAAGCGAAAATGCCACCAAAAGCAATATAAGCCAATTTAAGCGACTTTGTGCCTTTTTGTGTATGATATTATACTTTTCTTGAAGTGCCGTTAAATCGCTTCTAAATGCGTTTAAACGAGCATTGTCCACCACCACCGATTTTATGGTATCGTGAATGGTAATTGTTTTTACTATCGTTTTTCGGAAGTATTGTGGAACTTGGATATAGTTTTCTTTCGTGAGCCGAATGGTATCGGTAATCGGCTCATACAAGGTATCAAAATGATAGGTAGTATCGGATTTTAATTTAATGATGGTATCATTGGCACAATACCCAGACCTAACCACTACTTCGGCAACCTTATCTAATTTCTCTTTGTCCTTTAGAACTTGCTTAACAGGATTACAACTCAATCCTAAAAGAGCAATTAAAATCAAATAGATTGCCAATAAAATATAGATAGGTTTAATTTTCATCGGTAAAGAAGTTTGAAATGAATTTCCCAAGAACTGCGATAACCATTACAATAGTGCCTACTTTCGGATGCCCATTTAAGATAACAATAGTAGAAGCGAATGTTCCTGCACCTGCAAGAGAATCTCCAAAGATTCTAATCCTTTTAGGAGTAGGAGCAAAATAATGCTTCCATCCAAACTTTACTCCCTGTCCTGTTTGTTCTGGAGCTGAATACATAAATCACTTATTTGTGTTGCAATCCTATCTAATTTCTTGGAAATTAAATCATCTTGCTTTTCTACTACATTTACTCTAATCTCCAACTCTTTAAGTTTAAGAGATACTTTCACATAAATCCCGATAAGTCCTATTAAAATAGTTATCGCCTGTCCTACTAAAAAAATCGCTAAATCACTCATTATCTATCAAACTAATTAGTTGAGGATAGAACTCATCAGTTTCAATACTTTCTAAAGAAGCCAAGTTTAAATCTGCACCCCAAATCGTACTCGGATTGATTTCTTTTTGTGCCTCCAATAACTCTTTATGTTCCTTATTAAATTCCAATAGATTCTCACTTGATATAGTGATTGTATTGTCTTTTTCTTCGCCATACTTTTTAAAGAGTTCTTGCTTTGCTTCTTCGTACAATTTAACTTCCTCGCTAACAATCTTGTTTAATCGTTGAAGATATACCTTGTTTTTCAAGGAAATCTTTTGCTTTAAAAGTCCTTTACTAATGATTTCTTCCTTTTGGTTTTCAATTTTTGTTACTCCGTTAAGTTCGTAATACAGGTTGATTACTTCGTGTAATTTTAAGTTCATATAGGTTGTTTATTTTAAATAGATTATGCTTGATTATTTTCTCCCCAAGGCAAAGGTAAGTTTACTATTGGTGGATTTTTTAAGTTCTCAATTTGTGAGTTTAAAGAATCTTGCAAAGATACAACATCTAATCCGTTTTCAAGCCATCCGATTACTTGTTCTTTAGTCAAGTCATCATAAGCCGTAAAGTCCGTTGATGGAGCTTCGCAAGACATTGTTCCGTAGATTTCAGCAGAATAGTTATCATCGGTAGCATTATATCTCCAATGTACTACTTTAACTACATCTACTAATTCATTTTCTTTTGGTGCAGTATCTAATGCACTAATTGTCCAAGTGTATTTCATTTTATTTTATTGTTTAAATTTATACTATCATTAAAATTCCTGCAACTGTTTTATATATATCTCCACTTGATAAACCTGCACTTGATGATGGAACATTTGATAAATTTATTATCCCATTTGATTTTATTTTCATTCTCTCACTACCTGATGTTTCAAAAGATATAGGAATAGTAGCCGAACTAGCACCTGTACCAATTACATAAGCACCACTATTGACATATAAGAAACCGTAAGAAGTACCGCCCGCTGATAAAGATAATCCAGAACTTGATGTTCCATTTATATCAACCGTAGTTCTATTTGCTGCGGTAAAGTTTGGGGAACTCGTACCTATACCGACATTTCCCCCACTTGTGATTCTCATTTTTTCGGTTCCGCTTCCAGCATCAAATGTAGTAAATGCCATAAACCCACTACTTGCATTTGCTCCTGATACTCTTATCTGCGCTCTATTATATACATCCGTTCCAAAACTTAAATATGAATCGTTAAAAGTAGAATTTGGAGTTCTTATTGATAATTCAGTAACACCACTATTTAAAAAATATCCATTTCCTGCAACTGATAATTTTTCTGCAGGGGAAGTAGTACCGATGCCTAACCCTGTTGCATTTAATCGCATCTTCTCTGAATTACCTGTATAGAAAAGAATATGACCTGCACTTGTACTACCTGCCGAAATTAACATTTCTTCCGATGAAGCACTACCAGAAATTAAAGCATTTGAGCCACCAAATAAAATTGAACTACCATCGGAAACATTTGCACCACCACTTAAATAAACAACACCATTAAATCTTCCTGTGCCATTTATATCTAACTTGTAACCTGCATCTGTTAAAGTACCCACAAGTATATTTCCACCAAGCCCATTTAATACTAAAGGCATATAAGCTACACCATCATTAATACTATGAATAAATGAAAGACTATTTGTACCATCAACACCTATTGATAATGTTTTTGTAGTTGTAGTATTATCATTTATTCTTAACTGACCATTATTTGTTGATGCTGTTGTACTTCCAAATATTTGTAATTTAGCAGTAGAATTTGTACTTGAAGTTCCTCCCACAAGTACATTTCCACCACTTGTTATTCTCATTTTTTCGGTTATACTTCCACTTTGAGTTGCAAAAGAAAGATATCCTAAAGCACTTCCTGAAGTTCCATTTTCTTTTCTACCAGATATTGCTCCAAACGCAGTTTGATTTGAAGTACCATTATAATAACCACCTAAAGTTAATTGACCTCCATAATCTTGTGTTGCTGTGTTATTTGTTGATACAAATAATTGCCCATAACTATCGGTTACTCCGTTTGCTCCTACTATTTGAGTATTTGTTGTCGGGGAAGAAGTACCGATGCCGACATTAGTTCCATTATCATATATTAGGGAATTGCCGATAGCAGATGAAGAAGTGAATTTAGGTACATAGTTGGTAGTACCTGATACACTCGGAATGTTAGAAGTTAAAGCAAGAGTACCCGTTGCACTCGGTAATGTATAAGTATAAGTTCCGTTACTAATTGTAGATAATAAAGTTAAACCACTCTGTATTCTTGCATCACCATTTACATCAAAAGTAAAATCGTTATCAACATTTGAATTGATAATTATGTTTCCTGTAGTAGGACTTTCATAGATATTACTATTTGCCAAAGAAGAAGCACCTGTAAATTTAGGTACATAACCACTCGTACCACTTCCACCAACTCCACCAATATCGGAAAGCACTTGCGTTCCTGTTCTATACTTTATAACACCACCATCCAAAACAACAAACTTATCCGTATCGGTAGAAGCATTACTAACCGAACTTAAAGTCAAAGTATTAGAAAAAGTTTTAGCACCACTAATAGTTTGAGTAGTTGCTAAAGTAACATAGTTTCCACCGATGGCACTTTCTATAACACTTGAAACTGCCGAAATAGTTGCTTTATATGAAAACCCTGTAGATGGGTCGCCTATTAACATCAAATCGGTTAAACTTGGAGTCCTTACCGATAATTGAGAAATTTTCTTATTTGCCATTTGTAATAAATAGTATTATGATGGATAATTGTAAGTGGTTGGAATACCGCATCTATCAGCCAAGAAAGGCACATCTAAAGACATATCTATCTTTACCCCTGCCAATAAATCGGGAGTATCTTCCGTTAAAAAGCTTATATTAACACTTGGAGTTTCATCAAAAATATAATTATTATATTTCATCTGTGCCAAGATGTCTTGAGCCACATCTAACATATCAGAAATCACTTCCGTTTCATTCGTATCTTCTGGAAGCATTCTATCAAAGAAATAAAGCGAAAAATTCAAGGTTAAAGATTTTCCTTGAATATTACCACCCGTTACATCAAAGTACAAAGATGGATAAAGATTATCTTCCCCTTTGCTTAAGTAATCGGCTATGTCCCCGAAATACACACTTTTTATCTGCTTGTGAGCATTCGCCAAATCCTTTATTGTCTTGACGATTTGATTCAAGGTTAGAGTTTGTTCCATTCTTTTCTAAATAAGTTTTTAACTTTTGTTGATTCTTTAGTGAGTATGTTTTATTCGCCACAACAACGATTTATGTTTCCTTGATATTTTTCTTCAAATGTCTTACCACAACAAATGTCCGAATCTCCTAACCAAATAGAAGTAGTGTAAGCTTGATTCTCTGGAATCATTGTATCAATGGTATTTCCAGGATTTAGATAAAGAGGAAGTAATCCTTTTACGGCTTTCTCTTTTAAAAACTTAACCAATCTTTGCTTATAGAACTCTGCTCTTGATTTATACCTATCCGCTACATCAATCATATCCGATGCACTCGGATTCTCTTGCCCATCCCCACTTTTACGAATTAATCCTTTATTATAAAATTGGTAGCTTAACCCCATAGGAAGCTCGGAAAGAACATAATAAACTAAAGTAGGAGTAATGTATGTATCTAAAATATCACTCTCTAATGCCGTTAAATCATCGTTCTCAATGCCATCTTGCAAACGATTATAAAGAGCCGTTCCCAAACAAGGCAAAATAAACATATCTTGACTTGCTAAAATTTCGGGATTTATTAACTTCTCATCAAGGTTATTATGAACTCCTGTTCTTTCTTTTATTGTATTAACCGATACAAATAAAATGTTTCTACTCATTTAACTTAATTTTTCTTAACAACAATTTTACTTACCCAACGATGTCTGCAACTTGGAGAATCTCCCCACCATCCACCACCTCTATCAAATACAGAATATCCTAATCTTTGAGTTAATTGCTCAATCTCCGTTCTACTCCAAAACTTGCCTAATTGCATTAGTTTAACGCAGAATGGTCTTGATGGATGTGCGTTAGAATTTCTTTGATTATAAGGTATCTCTGGTTTCCACTCATACGCATAACGAACTAAAAAAGTTGTCTTTTGAGGATTGTCCAAAATCTCGCTTAAAGGTTTAGTCAAATTACTAACTCTTGTTTCGGGATTATATTTTAAAACTCCCATTTCTTCAAGCTTTGAAATTCTTGTTTGAACTTCCTCAATTTCTACCTTTAAAGCTTTTGCAATATCCTCTGGAGGTATTCTCTTATTCTTTGAAATAATATCTACAATCTTCTTATCCAAGCTATCTTCCAAAACCGAAGTCGCAAAAGATAATTCTTGGCTCTCTATATCTTGCCCACTAAATACTTGCTTTGTAGCTATTACATTGAACTCCTCGCTTTTCACTCCATATTCATCAAAAATGGAAATAATGGAATCTATATCTTGAGCATTAAATTCTTCTTGTCCAAGCCAAGTATTTACACTTTCATCATCTAATCCGTAACCACTTTTAAGCATTTGAACGGCTTGGTCTCTTGATATTCTACCCTTATTAAAATCTCTAACTACTCTTTGTAGATTTTGCCATTCCCGACCTTTCATCCCTTTTAAATGCTCGTTAATCATATTTTGAGCAGGTGCAGGAGCTTCGGCAGGAGTGGTTTGATATTTACTTGCATCAACACCAATCTTTTCTAAAATCCATTCTTTAGGTGCAAATTGAGATATTATATTCTCGCTAAACTCAAATGAAATTGGCTCAACAGGTTGAATATATAAATCTTGTGTAACTCCGTTAATTCTTGCTAATTGATTGAAAACACTCTCCAAGAACTTTTGCTTATCATTTACATAAGTATTCTTAAAGATTTCATAAGCATCACGAATTTGGTTACGGCTTCCGAGTTGTCCAGGAGTTGAAATACCAAATAAATCTGGAGATGTAATCTGATGCCCTGCAAAAATATTTTGCTGAATCATTGTATCAACTTGGCTAAAATCTTCTTTAGTCAAATCCGAAGCACCTAAATCATCTATTTGTGGTTTCTTCCCAATATCTTGAACAAAAGAAAGAATAAACTTCTTACCATCCGAGCCACTAAATCTATCCGTAAATCTTCTCTCAATGTTTCTCTTTTCATCGGGAGTTGGTTCTCCATTCGGTAAAGTAATTAATTTACTTGCAGAGAATCCTGTTTGTGCGTTTCCTAAAATATGCTTACTAACCTCTACATCACTTTCTATGAAGTTTAAAGCACCCATATAACTCGGTAGAGAATAGGTATCAAGTCCAGGTCTGTATTCCTTGATGTAAAGGATTTGCTTACCTTTTCTTAAATCCGTATTGTAGGCATTGATAACTTCTTCCTTTTCCTTTCTATCCGACCAATCTTGCTTATACCAAAACTGCGTATTATCCTTATTTGAACGAACTCTTGTATAGTCAATATGATTAATAGATACGATTCTACCTCCCACTTTAGACCAAATAACTTCTAAATAAGCACCACCAAAAACCTCAATATCAATGGAAACTTTACGAGTTAAATCATTAAGATTCTCGTAAGGATTTGGAGCTTTAATAAATAAATCGGCATTAGGGTCGGCTTCTTTTGTTGCCCATCCGTTGCCCGTAATATAGTTTACTTTACCCCTTACGATTGCATTATGCTTCGCACTTTTATTATAAAGAGAAAGCAAATAATCGGGATAGTCATTCTTGTAACCGAACTCAATATACCCAATGTGTTTTCTTTCCCTAAACTCTGGTTGCTTTGCTTCTGCAAAGTTTAATATAATTAAATTATCCATCATCTTGTTATAAATGTATTATTTGATTCGTGAGTAGTAAATTCAAAGTTATTGTCCGTAAAAACTCTTGCTATCCCTGTTTCTAATAACGGAGGATTCCCAACTATTACATCATTGGTTAATTGATAAATATTGTAGGTATATTCTCCATCGGGAGCATCCAAAAATCTTACATTTGTTAATATCGTGAATTGGTTATATCTATTTTTGTCTAAAGATTCATCTTCTTCCCAACTCAATATAAATGTAACTATTTGATTAGTAGAACGATGCTTAAACTGAAATAAATAATAAGGATTAGCAATCGTTTGCTTTTCCTTTAAAGTAAGTATTACTTCCGATGCCGTATCTCTTTGAAAGTATATCATACTACTAAATAGAGTTTTTTGATATTTTTACAACATAAAAAAAGAGGACACCCAAAAGGATGTCCTCATTACTACCTACCTATAACGAACCACGAAAGCCACTTTTGAGAAGTTTCCTGCATTTCTGCTGACCAGAAACTTAAGTCAATTAGGCAGTTAATCCACTAATTACAGATGAATTAACCTCTGGAGCAAGTTCTTTCTCGCTACCTGTGAAAGTCAAAGTGTAACCACTTCTATCTCCTTGTGCAGTTCCTGTTGCAGATGTACCACCAGTTAAGTCAAGTCCTTGAACTTTACCTAAAAGCCAATACTTATCATTAGAATCTTGAACAACGGCAAGAAGATAATTTTTCGCCAATAACAAGATTTCGTTTCTTGTATTAGCTTGTAATTTATTAAGAACGATAGACAATTCTTGAGCATAAAAAACTGTTCCATTTTCTACGGAAGCAGTGATTGTTTCAGTAACGCTACCTGTATTCTTAACTAATTCATATTTATAGAATACCTTACCACTTGCTTTTGTGATAGCAGAAACAACACCAGAAGCTTCGGTAATTGAACTAACATTGCCAGTTGCAATAAACCATACCGCTTTGATGCCACCTAAACTATCTTTACAATCAAGTGTGTATCCTTGTGTTAAAGCACAAGCCATTTTATTTAAGTTTTAATTAGTTAAGTGAAAAAGTAAGTAGCTCCGAAAAGCTACCTACTCTTAATTATTAGATAATGAAAGTTGCAACCTCATCCAAGAAAGCAACATTCACACCGATTTTAAATTCAGATACGAAACGAACTTGGTCAGCTTCTTTTGCGTAGAAGATTTCAAATTTTTCTTCTTCGTTCAAAAGGTCAGTACCCAAGAACATATTGCTCAAACGGATAGCATAAAGTTTGCTGATACCATTCAAACCTGGAGTAGCTACAACCTTTACAGAAGTACCTGGAAGATAGAACTCGCTATCTGCTTTACCATCAAATGCGTAGTTATACATATTCGCATTTTTCAAAGCGATTGTATAAGTACGGAAAACATCTTGACCACAGAAGATAGTCATATCATCTTTAGCAACAACAGTTGCAGGAATTGCTTTGTAAAGAGCATCAAATACCGCTACAACATTTGAAGTAGTGATTGAAGTTGCAGTACCACCATAGTAAGTTGAGTTATTAGCTTCAACAGCAGAAGTACCGATTAATTTTACAAGACCATCCCAACGAGAAAGGTTTGCATTTGCAGAAGAAGTATCTCCAGCCCAGATTGCAGTTTCAACCTGAGCAGCGATTCTTGAAGCTTTCTTATCACTATATTGTTGTGCGAAAGCGATTGAATCGTAACGGCTACCCTCTGGAAGTGCTTTTTGAAGATATTTAGCTTCAAGGTCTTTAGGACATAAAGCTTCGTTTACTTTAACCTTACCAACTGTTACTGCTCTCTGCGTGAAAGTAGTTGTGCCACTTGCAGTAAATCCGCAAGAGCTACCACTTTGGAAGATAGCGTCAGTATCAATAATGTTGATTTTTTCAGCAGATTTTACACCTACCATTACATTTCCCATATCTTTAATGAGAGATGCAGTTTTACTTCCCAATACAGAAGAAGTTACTAATAGAGCTTCGTTCTCTTTAGTATAATTGCTTAATGCAGAAACATCAAATGCCATTTTTCTAAAATTTAATTTGTTTTAATTATTTGTTTGCGTATTTAGATAAGAATGATTTTATCTTATCTTCTTTGCTTTCAATGTGCTTGTTAAATTTCTCTTTTGGAGTTTCAGTCGGAGTAGTTGAAGCAGAATTGATAAGCTCAATAACGGCATCAGACATTTCTTTCATTGCTTGAGCAAATTTAGAATTTTGTGCTAATGAATCATCGGCTTGGCATTTAACTGCTTTTTTAAGGTCTGCAAGTTCGGCTTCAAGTTGTGCGATTTTTTCAGCAGACATATCAGCAGGAGCAGGAGCTTCTACCGGAGTTTCTACAGGTGCTTCATTTGGTAATTCAATGGACATAATGCAACCCATTTCATCAAGAACTAATTTAGTTCCATCAGCAAGGATATGCTCTCCAGCAGGAGCAGGAGTTTGATTTCCACTTTCATCAACCAAAACAGCACAACCACCAACCTCAAGCTTATCTATAAGAACTTTAGCACCATTATCAAGTACATACTCTTTGTACTCAATCGGAGCTTCGGATGGAGCAGGAGTTCCCATTGGAGCAGGTGCAGGAGCAGGTGCTACAGGAGGAACTTCAGCAAACATCTCTTTAATCTTTGTTAAAGCTTCAAGAGGAGTCATAATTGGTTAAATAATTTGATTAAAATCATAAATAGCACTACATAAGTAAGTGTGCCACATAGAAAAAAGGGTCGGAGTAGAAACCCCAACCCGTAACCCTTAAACACTATGAAAATTCTTAATCTACTTGCTTTAGAATATCTATAATCGCATCCATCATCTTTTGCTCTTGCGATATTGGATTTTTAGAATAATTAAAGATTCCCTCAACACTAAATCCTTTAACCTTTCCATCTTTTACCATTTGCCAAGCATCTTCATTATCAACCTTGAATGAGCCAAACCAAGAGCCATCAGTAACATTAAATCCATCCATTGCCTTAATTCCTCTTTTCTCATCTACTATCCAAGATTCAAACATTGTAATACCCTCTAATACTTGACCGCTATCGTGCATCAAATTTACATTACTTTGATACCCTCGCTTGAAGAACTTTTGCACGATTTTCTTGATAGTATCTTTTGTGAATACTACATAATACTCGCCACTCGCATCACTACGATAAATCGGAGTATCTGCTAACATTAGAGGTCCTGTAACAATATGTTCTTCCTCGTTTTGAATAGCAAACTTTAATTTATTATCGTTAAATGCAAGGAATGATTTTTCAATGGCAGGTCTATCCACTAATGCCACAAAATCAACTTCCACATTTGAGTCCATATCTTCGGAAACATCCAAACGATATATCGG